TATCGTTTTCATGATTGATACTCTCCTTTGTGGTTAACTAGAAATCGGATTTTCATAATCCGCCAGAAAGGTTTACGAGCTAAGTATATGTCTATTTCAAAATCCTACAATTTTTTCTTAAAAGAACTTGGTCAAATAAACCTTTTGCATAGCTTGACATATAGTTTAAATTCAAGGGTGGTAGGGTTAGGGATTATTAAATAATAATGTGTAAAATTTATGGCGAAAGAATTAAAAGAGCTGTCTAAGCTCCCGGTTGAGCATCAAAGTCAGATACTTCAGGCTCTTTGTAAGAATTACCAAGCTATAGAAATAGATGAAAAAGTGTTCTTAATCCCAGAAGAGGTAAACGAGTTAATAGATAACTTAGTAATGCAGTTAAGTGATTTATATGCATTGAGAGAAAGAGATAGAGTTGGAAAAGAGGAAAATTAAAAATATAACTCACTATGTGTATGATGACATAGATGAGTTCAGAGAGCATCATCCTAATACAGTGGTTCATCCAGACTGGAAAATTGCTGATGAAGGTGATTGGGTATATAGTGATGACGATAGGATTATTCAGCTATTGAAAGTAGCGAAGCAGGTAAACCATCCTAATGACAGGAAAAATTACAAGTTTGCTAAAGGTTGGGTAAGGACTGTAGTGGGTAGTTTCATTAATAGACCTAATACTAAAATGGATACTGACTTCAGTGCTCATAGTAATAGGTACACTTTTAGCAAAACTATAAAAAACGCAAGTCAGAGAGTGACTGAAAGAACTAAAATAACTAACAAAGAAAAGCATTTTGCTACTAATGTTGTAGTTGGGATGGGTGCAGTAGAAGCTTACAAAAATGCATATAAAGAAATGTCAGACCAAAAAGCAAGTAAAAAAGCAACAATACTATTAAAACAGGAGAGAGTAATGAAAGAGATAGAAAAGTCTGTATTAGACGTAGCTAAAGAAATGGGGGTTGACCATAAGTACGTCTTAAACAAATTGAAGAATCTTGCTGATTACAGCGAAGATGACAATATCATTTTACAATCTACAAAAGAGCTAGGTAAGATTGTAGGTACATCTGGTAATGTAACCAAGCAGAGAGAGACAGGCCTTCTTGGGGTATTTCAGGGATTTTCACAAGAAGAGCTGGAAGGGGCCTCAAGAGAACAAAAAAAATTAAATGGAGATACCACTAATGAGATGCCCTAAATGTAATTCATTAAATACGAAAAAAAACGGAATCAGAGTTTTACGAAGTGGAAATAGGTCACAAGAATTCAAATGCTCTAATTGTGAAAGGTATTTTACTATACAAATAAATGTTTCAGATTCGCAAGAATTAAAACATGTTGAGCCGGGTGATATATTAGAAGTAGATGGAGGAAAAGAGATAAGAATACATGGTCTTACTGATGTGCATGTAGGAGCAGTCGAGCATGATTTTAAAAAGTTTAAAGAAGCTGTCGATATAATAGAAAAAGATGACGATGCTAGATGGTTTGGTAATGGAGATTTATTAGAGCTAATCCCACCTCATTATAAAATAAATCAAAGAGGTCAGGATATTTCTCCTGAAGACCAATACTTAGAGTTTATAAGATTAGTGGATACCATTAAAGATAAGTGTTTATTTATTAGAGGTGGTAACCATGATTATATACGTTCTTTTAATATATTAGATTTCGATGTATGTAAAGTATTAGCAAAAGAATTAGGAGTCCCATATTATAGAATGCCCGGTTATACAAAAATAACAGTAAGTGGAAAAAATTATAATCTTGTTTCAGGTCATGGGAAATCAGGTGGTAAGAATGGGGATTTAGAATTAGATAGAATGGCAGCTGTATATAGTGAAGGAGATGTATTCTTCTTAGGTCATAATCATCAACTATATGTAAAACCTATGGATAGTCTAGTGATAGGTGATGACAATACAGAGGAGTTAAGACGTAGATGGTATATAAGAGGAGGTTCGTTTCTTAGATATGCAGATTATGCTAGATATTCTTTTTATCCTATTGTAAGAACTGGTTGGACTACTATAGAATTTAAACAGGAGGGTATTCACTGTTGGGAAAATTAGATAAATTCATATATAATGCTAAGCTAGATAGAGTCGTAGATGGAGACACCTGCGATGCTTTGATAGATTTAGGATTCAATACTTTTGTAAAGAAGCGCATAAGGTTTGTAGGTGTTGATACTTGGGAATCAAGAACAAGGAATAAAGAAGAAAAAGTAAAAGGGCTGGAAGCTAAAGCATATACTAAAGACAAACTTATGAATTCAGATGATGGGAAATTCACTTTAAAGTCTTATGGAACTGGTAAGTATGGAAGAGTTCTTGGTGAGATATTCATCAAAGGAGAAGAAAGCAGCCTGAATGATTTATTAAAAATCAATGGGCATGCTTATGAGTATCATGGAGAGAAGAAGAAGGAATTTAAAAAATGAAGAAAAAAAAGACATATAGTAAGCATGACTTAAGAAGAAGTATAGAAGATATAGAAAAAGCTGTGTATTTTATGTCCGAAAGAATGAGAAGATTTGAAGTTGTATTCAATGATTATGTTGAAATGCAAAAAAATGAAGATAAATTTAAAGAGTTTTTAGATGGCAAATATAAACAGCCAGAACATAACGAAAGCTGAAGAAGCTCTCCAACTAGCTCACAAAGACCTTATATCATTTGGGAAGTTATTCCTACCAGATGACTTCATGCGCAGTGAAACTCCTTTTTTCCACTATGAAATGTCTGACGCAATAGACGACAGAAATGTAAAACAACTTGCAATTATTATACCTCGTGGTCATGGAAAGACTGTCCTAACAAAAGCATCAATTATAAAGGATTTTGTCTTCTGTCAAGATAAAAGTAATTTTTTATTTTATGCTTGGGTTTCTGCTACACAAAAGCTTAGTGTTGGCAACATGGATTATATCAAACATCATTTAGAAAACAATGATAGGATAAAATATTATTTTGGCAATCTAAAAGGCAAAAAATGGACAGAAGAAGATATTGAGTTATCAAACGGGTGCAAACTCATTTCCAAGAGTAATGTCGCTGGGATACGGGGAGGAGCAAAGCTCCACAAAAGATATGACCTCATCGTACTTGATGATTTTGAACATGAAGCAAATACCATCACACCAGAGGCAAGAGATAAGAACGCAAATCTGGTTACCGCTGTGGTATATCCTGCTCTTGAGCCCCACACTGGTAGGCTACGTGTTAATGGTACTCCTGTACATTATGATTCTTTTATTAACAATCTTCTTACAAATCATGCAAAAGCTAAAGAAGATAAAAAGAAATTTGCTTGGAGAGTGATTACATATAAAGCTATCACAGATGATGGGGCCCCTCTTTGGGAATCATTTTTCAATAGAAAAAAATTAGAGGAAAAAAAGAAGTTTTATTCTGACTCAGGACAACCACAGAAATTCTTTCAAGAATATATGATGGAAGTAATGAGTGAAGAAGATGCGGTGTGGACAAGAAAGCATATTAAATACTGGGATGGATACTTTAAAAATGAAAATGATATGAATTATTTAATAATTAATGGTGACGAAATGCCGGTTAATGTATTTATAGGATGTGACCCAGCTACAGATATTGATACTAAACATTCTGACTTTAGTGTAATAATGGTAGTCGCTGTTGATATAAATAATAATGCATATGTTTTAGAATATGAAAGACACAGAAGCATACCTACTATTGGAAGTAAAGACCCGTCCACCGGAGATATAGTTGGGAAAAAAGGAGTAGTGGATTATATAATAGAACTCCATGAAAAATATAACTGCACTTCATCAACTGTAGAAGATGTAGCTATGAATAGAAGTATATTCCAAGCATTAAATGAAGAAAGAAGACTTAAAAACAAATACCATATTTCAGTCATTCCAGAAAAACCGGGAGGTCAACAGAAGAGAAATCGAATATATAGTGGACTTTCAGCCCGATTTAGCATGGGAACGGTACATATTCGGAAAAATATGTTTGATTTAATCAACGAAATTGTTACTTTCGGCCCCAAAATGAGCCACGATGACACAATAGAGAGCCTTTATTACGCATTAATTCACGCTTTTCCGCCAAATTTTAGTAAAAATAAAGAGAAAAAGTGGTTTAAGACTATAAAAAAAGCAAAAAATTGGGTAGTAGCATAAATGGCAAGTAAAAGTACACACAAAATTCAGAATCCCAAAAGTATGGGAAAGTCATCACTTCAAACAAGAGCTAAAATTGGTTCTAGTCAGGTAGATGTTGGAGGCCCAAAACATTCATACTGGCAATCATTTATGCCTAAAGTCAAACCGTTTGTTCCAAGAAAACTAAATGTACTTTATTCTCAAAGGAAAAAGTAATGCCTAGATTCGGTAGACGCTCTAAAAAAAGATTGAAAGGAGTTAATGTTAAGTTGGTAAATGTCCTTAATGAGCTTATTAAGATTATGGATGTTACCATTATTGAAGGACTTCGGAGTAAGGAGCGGCAGGAGCAATTGTTAGCAGAAGGGAAAACTAAAACTAGATATTCCAAGCACATAGAAGGAAAAGCTGTTGACCTCGCTCCTTACCCGATTGACTGGAATGATAGAGAAAGATTTCATTATATGGGTGGTATGATTCGTGGTATAGGAAAACAAATGAATGTTAATATCCGCTGGGGTGGAGACTGGGACTCTGATGGAGAGATAGCAGATAATAACTTTGATGACTTAGTTCATGTAGAGATTAGAGATTAATGGCAAGGCAGTCAAAAAAATTAGTAGATAATATTGTCGACCTTTTCAGGAAGTCAAATTCAACAGAAAGACAAAAATGGCAAACTGATTCTCAAAAGAGTTATGAGTTCTTTTTAGGTGAGCAGTTAACTGCTAGCGAAAAAGAAGACTTACAATCTGGTGGTATGCCAGATTTTGTTATTAATAGAATAACTCCCGTTATTGAAATGATGAAGTTCTTTGCCACAGCTAACAATCCAAAATGGCAGGCAGTTGGTTCTGAAGGAAGTGATTCAGATGTGGCCGCTCTTCATTCTGATATTGCTGATTATTGCTGGTATAATTCAAATGGGAATAGCATCTATTCAAGCGTAATACAGGATGCTCTTGTAAAAGGGATAGGGTATATGCAAGTAGATGTTGACCCTGACCAAGACAGGGGTATGGGAGAAGTTGTATTTAATTCAGTAAACCCATTCGATGTTTATGTTGACCCAACGTCAAGGGACTTTTTATTTAGGGATGCTAGTTATATAATTGTTAAAAAAGACATGCCTAAAGAACAATTAATGAGATTGTTTCCAGATGATAAAAGAAAAATTAAAAAAGCAAATCCCAGCAATCTTTCAAATAATGATTATAGCCAGAGGGATGTGATTGATAGTGAAATAATATTTAATGCAGATGTCAGAAGTTCAGCTTATACTAAAGATGGTGATGATGATGAAATTATAGATTACTACGAATCATACTTTAAAGAAAAAATTGCTTATATGAATCTATTTGTAAATATGCCTCCTTCTCCACAAGAGATGCAAGAAATACAAAAACAAGTAGAAGAAACTTTATCAAGTCTTAAAAAAGAGATGGCAGTTCAGTTAGAAGAACAAAGACTTCAGTTATCTGAAGCTGTGCAGAAAGGTGAAATGATAGAAGAAAGAGCTCTTCTTGAAATAGAAAAAGCTCAAAAATCTATGAATGATGAAATAGAGCAAAGAAAGATTGTTTTATTAAGTCAGATGGAAGAATCAAGGACAAGAGTTGAGAATAGAGTTGTAACAGAATTTGAATACAACTTAATGAAAGAAGATGAAAACTTAATAGTTAATATTGTTGATGCAGTAAAATTTTATGAAAATAGAATTAAGCTTTGTATAGTTGTTGGTGATAAGCTTTTATACGAAAGTATTCTACAAGTTAAAGAGTACCCAATAGTTCCATTTGTTTATCAACATACAGGAACCCCATATGCATTAGGGGCTGTATCTCCATTAGTGGGTAAGCAAAGAGAATTAAATAAAGCTCACCAGATTATGATTCATAATGCAAACTTAGCATCTAATTTAAGATGGATGTATGAAGAAGGTTCTGTTCCTGAAGAAGAATGGGAGAAATACTCATCATCGCCCGGTGCTTTATTAAAGTACAGACAAGGTTTTGCACCACCACAACCTGTTCAACCATTACCATTAAATTCAGCTTTTTATGGCATTACTGAGAATGCTAAAAGAGATATGGAATATACTTCAGGTATATATTCTTCTATGCAGGGAGATACTGGCTCTTCACCTGAAACATATCGTGGATTACTAGCTATGGATGAATACGGGACAAGAAGAATTAAAGCTTGGATGCAGAATATTATAGAACCTTCACTTGAACATTTAGGAAAGATTTTTAAAGATTTTGCGCAAGATACATATCAAGCTCATAAAGTATTTAGAATTGTACAACCAAACAATATAAATGAAGAAAAATCAGTGGAAATTAATGTACCTATATTTAATGATTTTGGAGAATCTATAGAGAAGTGGAATGATTATTCAACATCAAATTTTGATATAAGAATTGTTGGTGGCTCTACTTTACCATTAAATAGGTGGGCATTATTAGAAGAATATTTTAAGTGGTTCCAATCTGGATTAATTGATGATATAGCTATGATAGCTGAAACAGATATTAGAAATAAAGAATCAATTATTAAAAGAAAGAGTGTATATATGCAACTCAGAAATCAAATCGAAGAACTTGGTGGTATAGTTACTGATAGAGAAGGTACTATTGAAACTCTCGAAAGACAACTTGTACAGTCTGGAATAAAAGGTAAAGTACAAGATGCTGATATGAAGATACAAAAAGATTTACTTGAAACCGAAGCTGCACAAAGTATGCTGAGGAATAAACTAAAAAGTGATACAACTACAAAAATAAAAGAACTAGGTTTAGCAGTTGCTGACGCTAAGAAAAAGCAAGCAATAAAATAGTTTACTTATTTATAGTTTGTATCATAAATTAAGGAGTAATTATGACTGAAACTACAACAGACAACCTTGATACAGATGTATTTGTAGAGAGCCCTGAAGAGAGTGCAAGTCCTAGTGCTGACGATTTTTTTGAAGCTCTTGA